AACATGAAAGTTCGTGCAAAAGATACAGGTTCAGGTCTATTCCTTTGGACTGGTGACAACACTGTTAATGGTTATCCTGCTCTTCTCTCTAATCAAGTGGAAGCTGGAGATGTTTGGTATGGAAATTGGTCTGATTTGATTCTTGGCTACTGGTCAGGATTGGATCTTATGGCTGATCCTTATACCCACAGCACAAGTGGCACTATTCGCATCAGGGTTCTACAAGACTGTGATGTTGCTATTCGTCACGCTGGCAGTTTCTGTCTTGGTGCTTAAGCATGAAGATTGAGGCTATACGCCCTTTCTACTTAAAAGGCTCTTATGTATCAGCAGGGGAGGTAGTCGATGCTTCTCCTGAAGATGCAGGTCTGATCTTTGGAATGGGTAAAGCAAAAGAAGCTGTAGTCTGTGAAGTTCAGACGAAGTCTGTAAAGAAAAAGACAACTCCTAAAATTAAAAAACCTTCTCCTTCACCTCTTGAGGAACTCGAAGAATGACCATTCAAAACTTAGGGTCTAAAACAACAGCCCTAGACCTACTGCCAAACGATGTTGTTGCTGCAACAGCCGTTGGATCTGCAATTGACCTTAAAGGTTATGAAGGATCAGCAGCATTTATTCTGTCAGCAGAAGCTGGTGGATCTGGAATTACTTACGCTGTGAAAATCACTGAATGTTCCACTTCTGGTGGTACTTATTCTGATGTTACAGATGGTGCTTTCACAACCACAGGAGCCAACTCTGCAAAGTTTGAAAAGATCTATTTGAACGTTTCTACTTTGGAACGTTACATCAAGGTTTCTACAACTGTTGCAGGTGGAACAGGCGCAGGTGCTTTATGCGTGACAGCTCTTGTTTCTTCTAAGTACTAATTAGTTAGGTGTCTTTTTCAGACGATATAGACACAATGTTGGACAGTCCTTTTGCTGTTAGCTGTACGGCTAGCGGCAAGACTGCCAATGGAATTCTTTCTGAACCTACTCAAGTAGTAGCGGATGGAATGGTCTTATTTACTGACTACACGCTGAGAACAAAAGCCTCTGATTTTGGTGCTTTAGTTGCTAATGATTCAATTACTGTTGCAGATATCGACTATACAGTTAGAGAAACAAGGAGTATGAATGATGGGTTAGAGGTAATGATTTCGTTACAGAAGACCTAACATGACTACTAAAAGAGAACATATCTTAGATCGAATCATGACAGTCCTAGCTGGGACTACAAATGTTTCGACTAGGATTTATCGCTCTCGTGTCGTTCCTTTAACTCGTGGCGAATCTCCTGCAATAGTAGTTGAACCTATTTCTGATCAGGCTACTCAGGGAACTTCGTTGCCTACGCTTGATTGGTCAATGCAGGTCAGAATTGCGGTTATCGCTAGAGGTACTACTACAAGTAGTCCTGATGAGGTTGCAGATCCAATTGTCGAATCTCTTCACTCTAAAATGTGTACTGATTTGACGTTGAATGGTCACGCAATAGATGTTCAGCCAGTGGGAGTAGATTTTCAAATGATCGACTCTGATCAACCGGCTGGATTAATTAGTACTAACTGGGTTATTAGGTATAGAACTGACGTTGACGATTTAACCCAATAATTATTACTTCTTATCAATTACCCTTTAATATAGGGTTATCTGTCTTAGACACCTTGAGCAATGCCAAAACTTTATCGCAAGCGAACACTCTTACTTAAGAAAGAATCAAGCTATGGCACTAACCCAACTCCAACAGGTTCTGCTAATGCGGTAAGAGTTCGTGATCTCACAGTTGAGCCTGTTGTCAGTGATGAGGTTTCCAGGGATGTCGTAAGAGGATATCTAGGCAATTCTGAGACATTATTGGCGAATACTAGAGTTACTGCCACATTCCAGTGTGAACTTGTTGGATCGGGTACAGCAGGAACGGCCCCAAAATTCGGCCCTGCCTTAGAAGCGTGTGGGATGGATCTTACGACTGTCTCAAATACTTCTGATACTTATGCTCCTCTTTCTGCAAGTTTCCCTAGTGTTACGATTTACTACAACACAGATGGGGTAAGACATCAAATCACAGGTGCAAGAGGCAGCTTTAGCCTTAATTGCGAAGTAGGACAGATTCCTACTATTTCGTTTTCTTTTACAGGTATATATAACGCTCCTACAGATACAGCGGTCCCTGCTTGCACTTACAGCAATCAAGCAGGCCCTCTGATCTTTACAAACGGTAATACTTCTGCTTTCTCTATTTATGGCTACGGTGCTGCTTTGCAGTCATGGTCATTTGATATGAATAATGAGATTGTTTATAGAGAATTAGTTGGAGGAACAAAAGAAGTGATGATTACAGACAGAGCCCCTTCTGGGACGGCAAGTGTAGAGATGGTTGCTCTTAGTGCTCATAACTTCTTTACTGATGCAACTGGAAGTTCTACGGGTACTAATACTTGGTTACATGGAACTACTGCTGGCAACAAAGTTACAGTTTCTTGTCCTAAGTCTGATTTAAGTACTCCTACTTATAGTGACTCAGATGGAATTGTCATGTTAGATCTTCCTTTCATGGCTACTCCTAACGCTGGAAATGATGAGATCAGCATAGCTTTCACCTAGAACGTGTATTAGGCTTGGGCTGGAAATTATTTCTTTATGCCTTTCATACGCAAGAAGGTCACTTCTTATAAGTGGCCTGTAAAAGTCGAATCCCCTTCTGCTGAATTACCAGGGACTTTCGATATTCAAGAATTTACAGCAGTATTCAAACAATTAGGTCGTGCTGCTATTAGTAAATTAGTTGAGGTCGGTGACAAGGAATTATTGGAGGCTGTATTAGTTGGATGGGAAGAAATAGAAGATGAGAAAGGAGAGGCTCTTTCGTTTACTAAAGCAAATAAAATTGAACTTATTGATGACACACATGTAAGTAAAGCTGTCATCAAATCATTGCTTGAATCACTAGAGGGTGCTTCAGTAAAAAACTAGAGGAGGCCGCTGAGCACTGGGCGGGTAAAGGTGTTGTTGTTGATGATAGTTACGATGATGCAGTTGCCCTCGGTGTCCTTGATGTCCCAGACAAGCCCAAAAATCCAGAATTTGAAGTCTGGGAATGTAATTGGGAAATTGTGATGATGTTTATGAAGATGCAGACTCAGTGGAATACATCAATGAGTGGTGTAATTGGTCTTAAATATGAAGTACTTCAGTGGCTTTGCACCCTATACTCAGTAAAGGATCATTGCGCCATGTTCGAAGGTATTCAAATTATGGAAGCGACTGTTATCCCTCTCTTAAACGAGAAGGAGGAAAAACATGGCTGATAATTCAACTCTTTTTAAAATTAAGGCCGTTGTTGAGGGTGCGGAGAATCTTACTAGATTAAAAAAGAGTATTAAGCAACTACAAAATACTGCTAAGCCTACTGCAAGAGATCTAGTTAAATTAAGGGTTGCGGCTCGTGAAGTTGGTAACTCAGCTAAGCGTACAGAAAATGATATTAGAACTCAGATAGCAGTTTTAACAGATCTAAGGGCAAATGTAGCTTTAACAGGAACTTCTTATAAAAAGCTTACTCAAGAAATTAATCAGGCAGAAGCTGCATTAGCCAAATCAGGTGCTAGCGGTAAGGGTGCTAAGAATCGTTTTGCTGGAGCTGCTAAAACGGCTGGTGCTATTGCGGCTGGTGGTGTGTTTGGTGGCCCTGAAGGAATGGCGGGTGCTGGTATTGGTGCAGTACTGGGCGGAGGCCCTGGTGGTGCAGCGGTTGGTGCAGCTATTGGTGCTCAGGTTTCTATGGTTAGGAAGTCAATTGGAGAGACGACTTCTTATAGTGCAGCTTTGTCTAGGCAAAGGAAAGCTCTGAGACTTGTTATTGGAGATACAGTGAAATATGATAAAGCTCAAGCATTTTTACGGAAAACAAGTAAAGAATTAGCGATACCTCAAGATGTCATTGTTAGGCAGTTCACTGCATTAACGGCTTCTGTTAAAGGTGCTGGTCATAGTGTTGCTGATGCTGAAAAAGTATTTGAATCTATAGCGGCTGGTATTAGAGGTACTGGTGGAAGCCTAGAAGATATGAAATCTGCCATGAGGGCAACTAGCCAAGTCTTCAGTAAGGGGAAGGTATCAGCCGAAGAGCTGAGGCAACAACTCGGTGAAAGACTCCCTGGGGCCTTTACCCTGTTTGCTCAATCTATGGACAGAACTCCAGCAGAATTAGATAAGGCTTTAGAGCAAGGTAAAGTTACGCTAGATGATTTCATGAAGTTTTCTGGTCATCTCTTTGCTACTTATGGTGAAAATGCAAAAATATTAGCAGCAGGGCCAGAAGCAGCAGGGGATCGGCTAGCGACAGCCATGAGTAGTTTAAAAGATAACGTTGGAGCTTTACTTGCTCCTGTTGGGGCACAATTCCAAGATACTTTTACGACTATTGTTAAATATATAGACGGAGCTGCAAAGTCTTTGAAGGATTTCTTGAAGCTTGGAGAAGAAAATATGAAAGACAAGCTTAAGGATCTTGTTGTTCAGCTTAAAGAAGCACAGGATGCAACAGCAGGGATAAGAGCGAGGATGGAAACGGCCCCTATGTTTGCAACATTAGGTGGGGCAATGACAAAGGGGCAATGGAATAATGTTTTGAAGGCAAATCTGGCAACGGTTAAGGAATTAGAAGAGAGTATTGTTCGATTGGAAAGTAAAATAAAATTATTGATGGGTACAGGAGAAGGAGAAGGCAAGGGTGCAGGAGACAAGAAGAAAGGAGCATTTGTTGATCTAAAAGCAGGAGCAAAAGCCTATTTAGATAGTGTTACTAGTTTCTCAAAACAAGTTCAGGATACTGTTGTTAACGCTTTTAAAGGTATGGAAGATGCTTTGGTTGAGTTTGTTAAAACAGGGAAGCTTTCTTTCCGTAGCTTGGCTCAATCAATAGTTTCTGATATGGCTCGTATTGCTATCCAACAGATGATTATGAAGCCTTTTACGGGATGGTTTGAAAATCTATTACCTAATGCAGATGGAAATGTTTTTGCACAGAATGGGATTCAAAAGTTTGCCAGAGGTGGAATTGTAGACAAGCCTACAATTTTCCCATTTAAGAATGGCGTTGGCCTGATGGGCGAGGAATCTGCTGAAGCCATAATGCCCCTAAAGCGTGGACGTGATGGGAAGCTCGGAGTTACAGCAAGTGGTGGTGGTGGAACAGTTATAAACGTTGCTGTTGATGCATCTGGAACATCAGTAGAAGGAGATCAAGAAAAGGGCCGTCAATTTGGGGACCTATTAGCGGCGGCTATTAATTCAGAATTATTAAAAGCTAAACGCCCTGGCGGTTTGTTAGCTCCTGCTTAAACAATGACTCAGACTTTCCCTAGTGTTAACCCTGACTATGGCCTACAGCGGGTCAACACCCCAGCTATAAAAACAGTTCAATTTGGAGATGGGTATCAGCAACGCTTAGTCTTTGGCGAGGGGCAAAATCTACGTCAATATTCTTTAACGTTCAAAAACCTAACGGATTCAGAAGCGAAAACTATAACTGATTTTTTAGATGACAGGGCAGATGATGGGGCCTCTTTTAATTGGCAGCCGCCGGAAGAATCAAGCGCTTTAAAATTCGTTTGTCCTTCTTGGACTAGGACAACGCCATATTCAGGCCGGGCTTCTTTGTCTATGACTTTTAAAGAGGTGAAAGAACCCTAATGGCAGTAGCGGCATGGGTCACAGACACCGCTTATTCAGTTGGTGATATCAGAAGAGCTGCTACAGCACAAGTATCAGGCTTATTTTTTAAAGTAACTGCGGTTGATACTTCTGGTTCGTCTCCTTACAAAAGTGGAGCTACAGAACCCAAGTGGGGAACAGACATAGGTTCAACGGTTGTAGA